CCGTTGCCATCAGCAAGTTGCTGAACCTCCAAACCCCACCTTCTATGCGAAGGCTGGGGGGTTGACCCAGCGCGAGGCGTGATTCCTCACACCTGCGACTACCTCACGACCACGCGGATATTGACTCGCGTCAACCTCCGCACCCTTCACCCACGTTACACACTCTGCCAGAGTGCGGCGCAGGCGGAAAAGTTTCGGGCGACCGTCTTCACGGTAACCAGAAGTGGCGTCTCTTATCCGGTACAGCAGGATGGACATTGCGTCACCCCACCGCTCCAGCGGGTACGTTCGTACCGGCTGACGGATAACCTCGAAGTGTTTGTAAAGCACTTCGTACCCCGAACCATCGACAAGGAGGTGCTTAACGCCGTTCACAACCGGCGACCACTCCCGCGATTCCCGATGAATAATCGGGTTGGCGGATTCGAAGCTGGAGGGAATCCAGGGCGTAATGCTGCCCTGAACCCACGGCCCTACAACGTTCTCTCGTATAGAGGGTGGCAGAACTTTCACCAACCCTCTATAGGCCGTCAGATACCGTTTGTCAGCGACGTCAACAAGGTTACAAGCAGATCGAGACGATCCAGTTGTACCAGGACGATCACTAGCAGCACGGTGATACAGGCGGTTTGCGAGAATGACAACGTCATAGGAGTTCTCCAAAGGCTCTTTGATATAAAGAGGAGTTACGAGGCGTCCCTTGTAGACATCAGCACCGCAAGATTCCCGGAATTCCCCACGACTAAATGACTTACGCTCATTGAGCGTGAAGCCACAGAAGTGGAGAACGTTTGTAAGCTCCGGTACTACCGCGGTTGGACAGATGATGTCATCGCCGTACACATGGGTATCCTTCTGCATATGCAGACGGACGCCCACCTCATCAGCTGACGAACACACCAAAGCCAGAAAGATCAAACTTTCTAACTCGAATGTGTATCCGTTGCCCATAGATGAGAACTTCTCTAGCTCTACTCGCTGTCCCTTCAACAGGGTGTGTGAGCAGCGGCACGATTCCATCGCAAAGACCCAGTCAGCCGGCAGAAGCCAGCGAACGAGGTCTCGTGCGATCGTGTCCGAGGCGCTAGATAAGTCGAGTGTGGCGAGCCCCTTAGTGACAGCACGACCGGCAAGGCGCTGGTTAATGCCTTGGTCGGTCAGGTCACAGCCAACATTGCGCAGAGCTTCGCGCAACATGGCTCCAATACCGAGCTGAGCAAACCCGTTAAGGGTCGGCTCGATGCAAATCACTCTGTCGGTTAAGGCGGTCTTTGGGACTGTCAGCACGAGGCTGCCAGGGCACTGCACTAAAGCTCTTTCGGCCTCATCGCAGCGCCACCTCGGAAAGCCCTCAACGAGCTTGCCGAGGATGTCACCGTTTCCCTGATAGTCAAGGGAGGACCACAACTTATCACCAATGCTCAGCTCTGACCCACGACACGAAGTCGTGGCTCCATCACCAAACCGGCAATTTCGGGCCCATGTCTCGACGCAAAACGGTCCAAGCCACTTCTCAATTTTTCGTTTAGCCCGACGAATTATCGGATAAACGGAAGGGTACAGGGGCGAGAAGACGGAGGCTTCGATCCCTCCAGCACCCTCCTGAGAAATAGCAGTAAAGACCGCGTTGGACAAACGGCATTGCTCTTCCGCCTGCCACCACTTCTGGATGGCAGCCTCACCACGATCCACACCCTCGAGAGGGAATGGATACTTCCGTAGGAGGTTTACAGCCTGGTATGCGTCTTCAAAGTCGTCTGGCGACAGACTAGAATCGGCAGTCAGGTCCCGTAAATCACGCTCGCATACCGAAAGGAAGCGGGCGTAATCTCGGGATAGGAGGGCTTGGTAGCCTTCCCACTGCGGGGCGGTTAGCTCAGCGAGCAGCTGGCAACCCAACGTCACAACGACATCGAGAGAATCGCGCACTCTGTACGAGCGCACGGTATCCTCAAGATCTTTTCGCTTAACACGATGCTTATCCTTAAC